TGGCTCATATTTCTGCCGTTCAGGAAGCGGAAGAACGGCGGCCCCCGTCGCGTCCAACTGAGGCTTCACTTCGAGGTAAGCCAGCGGAATCTTGTTGATGTTCTTCCAATCGTCCTCATGCCCCTCGAATTGCCCCTCGTAGCCGATGTAGGGCGTTTTTGGTGTCATGCCGACGAGTTCAGCTTGGCAGGTCCGGTAGTAGCAGTAGAGCATGTAGGGATCGCGGGCCAGGCGGACCATCGACATCAGCACGCGCTCATCTCCCCGGCCCTTGTCCACATAGATTTCTTTCCCAAAGACCGGGATAATCGGTATCCACTCCCCGCCCCAATCGTTCTCTTCCAGGATTTCGACGCCATTTGTGAGGTACTGCGTCACCTTGCGCTTTTGAACCTTCCGTGTTCGGTCGCCCTCGGGGAAGTCAACCTCTTGTCCCTCCACCTTCCAGTATTCGGCAACCTGTATCCGGTCGCCCTTGAGCCACGAGCCACTGACTTCCTTGAATCCCTCAGCGTCAAAATCCCGCTTCTCTGCCTTCGGGTAGTCCTTCAAAAACCGCTTTTTGAGAATGTGCTGGATCACAAATCCCCAGTTCATGTCCGAAGCGTCGGCTTTCTGGTAATCCGGATCCAAATAAACTGCATTGGGGTTGGGAATCCGACCGATGTAGAGCTCCTGATCGAAGCTGTCATCCCTCACGTAGCGGGTTCCGATGCGGAAGTAGCCGTAAGAACGGCTCGCGGCGTTCTCAAAGGCTGTGATGTACGCCGCCTGAGCATTGGAGCGATACTCAATCTCCCGGATTTTGTTCCCTCGGAGTTCAGCTTCCTCGTCATTTGCTCCTTGTCCCTTGGGGGCCACCCGGATCGACCGTTTGTTCTGCCGTACGTCGTTGATGAGCTGGTTGATGTACTGCCCCAGTTCGTCAAGCGCCAGGCAAGGGCGCCCGGCATTCTCGCGCGCACGGCGTTCCTTCTCGTCCCAAGGGTCGCCGGCCAGATACTTCATGTCCTTCTGGCCTTCTTCGCGAATGTCGCGCCAGCCGTCCACGGCATACTGAAAGTTCTCGCGGATCTCCTTCAGCAAGTCCTGGTTCTGCGTCGGTCGTGTGCCTTGGTCTTCCTGCTCAGGCATAGTAATTGGTGTCTGTGTCCTTGCCCTTCTTGCGCCGCAGGCCGCGGTGGGCCTCGTGCTTCTTGTAGCCTTTCTTCATGTGCCCCATCTGAGGATTCGCGTGAAGCTCTCGTTTCATTTTCGCCTTCTCTTTCGAGGTTAAAGGCGAGCCACTACTCAGAAGCTTCTTGACCTGCTTTCGTGTCCAAGGCATTGTCAGCCTCCCTACGACCACGGACTCAGCGGCGTCGGGGGTCCTTTCGACTTCGACTTCGATGGCGGCTTCGGAATCATGAACGATGTGCGGCTTTCCAAGTACCGAGTCGCATCCATCAGGTGATCGTTTTCCTTTACGACCTTGCCGCGTTCGTCACGGCGATACAGGCGGAACTCTTGCAGCCAGTTTGTCATTGACCGAAAAATCTTCATCCGCCCGGTCGCCATTCGGTTCCAAACCGCATAGATTCCGGATTCCACACCGTTGTCTGCAAGCAGGAGGTTTAACCCCAACTTCCGATAATCTTCAAAGAGTTGCGAGCCGTCTTTCTGGTTCCTACCGCGGGAGGCTGGGTCAATAAAGCCGGGAATCCAGATACCCGGCGCTTTGATCCCATGCACATGTACTGCGGGTTCGGTATGACCGCTCTTGTACTCATGCACGAGATAAAGCGTGTCTGTCTCGCGGTTCAGCCTTCCATAAACCGCAGCGGTGCACTTCCACCCCACATCCATCCCATATCCGGCCGGCCAGTAATCGGGAACAGGGAACGGATCAATCAGCAGATCCGTCTCAGCGACCGGATAGATCGCACCAGAACCCAATTGGGGGATTCCTTTCGATCTAGCGTCACGTTGGAATGCGGGGATGGAAGCCCAAAGCTCCGCCTTAGCTTCCTCCGTCAGATGTGGCGCATCATCCCAGGTCGCCATAACGATGTACTTCGTTCCCCGATCTGCTTCCTCGAGTTTTCCCCCCGGTAGGAACTGAAGCACGACCTCACTCATACCTAGGAGTGGCGTGAAGGTCAGCATCAGCATTCCGTTGTTTGTCATCGTGCGAAGCAGGGATTCGGTGTAGATGTCGAGCGGCGGTTCTTCATCGAGGAGAATCACGTCCTGTTCCGTTCCCTGATAGGCTCTACGCCCTTGTTCGTAGGATTTCAGAACCAAGTGGCTTGTGCCGCCAGAAACGTGCTCTATGAATGCACTGTCGATCGTGTCTACGACCCCTGGCGCCCGCAAAACCCGCTTGATCGCTTTGCCGGGAATCAGTCCGGTTCCCCAAGCTCCTATCGGACCAAACAGCTTGTTCTGTATGATCTCCCGAATGGTCTTGCCACTATCACCACAGGCCCAGGCGCGGATTGGCCGAGGGAATTTCCGCCCTACCCACCAGTCGGGATAGATACCTATCAGGTGCAGGGTGAGTTCATAGCCTCCCACGCCCTCAGTTTTGCCGACTCGGTTTGCTGCCAACATCAACCGTTCGCGATGATTCTTCCCAGCAGCAAAAAACTCGCAATGCTTTGGGTATAAGTCGCGCCGCAGCGGTCCCGTGTCGGGGAAATAGGTCGATAGTTTCGATTGAGCCCGACGCAGCTCTTTTTCGGCGTGGATTTCAAGTACCAGCAGCTTTTCTTCTGTAGTCAGCATCACGAGTGCAACTTTTTCAGAAGTTCTTGATACTTCACCTCAAGCTCTTCATCAGTCAGAGTTTTCAGGCTTCCCGAAAGTTTCAGCTTGTCGGTAAACAGTTCCAGGTGCTTCCCAAGGAGCTCCAACGCCCTCAACTGGTCCGCCAGCTTGAACCGCGTCCGCTTGACCTGCTCCCGCACCGCATCCCCAGCCCCGCCGGCGTACTGGTCAACCGTGATCTCCTGCACCGCGGCCATCTGGTCGCGCGTAACCTTGCTGAAGTCAGTAAACAGATCGCCATTCTCGCGGCTCACATAGTCTTCCATGTTGGAGAAAGCCTTGCTGGCAATCGCCTGCAGTACACGTTCCGCCGTGATCTCAAGCTTGGCAGCTCGTTTGTTCACCGCTTTCTCAATTGCCGCTGCAATGGCAGGTTTTGAAAGGTTTTCGTCCCCAATGGAGCGCGCGGTTTTTTTGCTATAGCCTGCGCGGATCGCCGCCTGGGTTGCGTTCAGATCAACCAAATACTCACGGACAAAGGTTTTTTGCTTTTGATTGAGGGTCGGGGTGGCGTGCTTGGAGTGAGTTTTCTTGGATTTACTCAATCAGGGCGCGGGGGCCTTCGCGGGCCGACCCTCGCCCTCCATGCTGTGTGCGGTCCCGCGAAAGTCCGCACAGACAGACATCACACGTACACTTCCGCAGACTGAATTCTTAGGTGGGGTTTAGGGGAGTGTCAAGCTAATAGTGGTCATCTCGCGACGTCAATACAACATCTTGTGGTTTTTTTCTCTTGCGCTCATAGGTTGTCAACCTGAAACCGCATTTCCGGCACTGGCGGCGCCGATAGATCCATCCGCGGCGGTCTCGCTTGTCAACCACCCGCAGTCGATTCGATCCGCAGGAATCACAGGTCATGGGTCACGGCTTCACCTCCCTGCACACGAAGAGGGCCTCTGCGTATCCACATCCGCAAGGGCCATCTATATCGTCGTGTTGGGCACAGGCGGGTAAGTGATACGCATATCGTTTCAACTGCTCCAGCGCCTTCACTTGGTCACGTAGAATCTGGAGTTCATTCCCCGAATGGTCTGCGTCGGCGCAAATTGGGCACCGCCTTTTCTCGTGTAGTGGGCACTTCTCAAAATGCAAAATCAAGTCTTTAGGGACTCTTGGGCAGTCGCAGTTCATACTTCTCCCTTCTTCGGCTGGCACGCGGCGAGGGCCTTCTTCGGCCCCTCTATTTTCCTCCAATGGGTCACCGCGTATATTCCATCCAGTCGTGAATCGTCCTCATGCCCCTGATCAATCCACCACCGCGCCTCTTTCGCATCGTAAAAGCCGATCCAGATGTTGTCCGCGTCATCCCACAATTCCACGGTTTCAGACAGTCCGCGCTTCGCAAATTCCTTAATGGAATCTGGCTCAGGGAGTTTTTCCGCAACTGGTATCCAGCCCATTTTCTACTCCTTCTGGCAGGCGGCGAGGGCGTCCTGAATCCTCTCGACCAAATCCCTTGGGCCGTATGTGAATCGGGAGTGCCTACCCCGAATGATTGGGTATGCTTCTCGCAATAAGTCCTGCAGCGCCTTGACGTGATCGAGCAGCGCCTGGCCGGGGTTGTCCGCTGCTAATGCCTTCCGCATCGGGATGCAGTTCTCGGAATCCTCAAACTCTTCCCAGAGGCGCGTTATCTCCGCGCACTTCGCCCGCGCCTCCTCGTATTTCCGCTTCCACATCAGGGCCAACTCAACATCGGCCAGCCCAAGATGTTCTTGCAACTCCACCCGCAGCGCCTCGTTCTCAGCGCGCAGGTTCTTCTCGCGCTCGCAGGCGGAGCAGTTCTCGTGCGGATGGTTGTAGGCGTGGGCGATGGATTGCTTGGCGAGGCAGAGAGCGCAAAGTCGGTTGACTCCGCACGAGCCGCTATCACCTTCCCACGGAATCTCGAATTCGTAACGCCTCTCATGCCCACACTCCATCGGCTCGCGTAGCGCCTGGTTCTCGGCCTTGAGGATGTTCCGTTCAAGGGCGGTTTCTGCTAGAAGTGCCCCCAATTTTGTGCGTTCTTCCTGACAAATCTTATACAACTCCTTGACAGGTTCGCTCATTTCTTCCCCTCCCCCATCGCGGCCAGCCCTCCGGCGCCTTGGCCCAGGAGGGCCAGTTCGCGCTCAAGATCAACACAGGCCAAACCACAACCGCGACGATCCTCAATCTTTGCCTCCAGCCGCTCGCGGGCGAGGAGGTCTTCGAGCCACCCAGGGTCGGGCAAAGACATGCGGATATGAGCAGCCTTACACCAAGAGCGGAATCCGACGTCGCCTGGCTTTGTGTGTGCCCAGGATTTTATGGGAAGGTCATTCCCGAGAACGTCCTTATGGCTACCATCTAAGATGGAGATTCCTCGCACGCCTTGCGCTGGGATACCATTCTTGCAAGCCTCGCAGAGCACACGACAAATCCGCTCCACCGTCTCCGCCTGCGCTTGGCGGATGGCCTCTTGCCAAAAATAAGCTGCTATTCCATAAGGCATACGTGTAATGTTGCCTTTCAAATTTAGTTCACTATAGGTAAGCCATGTCTTCTCAAACGCTTCATCCCTCATCGCGCCCCCTTCAGCCTTTCGGCATTCAGTTCCTCGACCCGCTTTGCCAGTTTGGGATTTTCCCGCATGAACTTCTGCGCCCCAGGATCCTCACGGCCTAACTTGAACGGCCATTCACGGTTGACAATTTCCCTGGCCGCCTGTTCAACCCAAACATCCTCGTCATACTCCGGCCGCTGCAAGGAATCTGGTTGAGTGCGTTTGGATAGGGTAGATTCTCTCCCGTCTTGATAGCGGCCCTCCAAAACCTTCAGATAGTTGGTGTTGTTCGCCACAAACCAGTCGAAGTTTGGCTTCCAGCCGCGATCATTCTCGCCACATAGCCAGGGTGTTGCTGCCGCCCGTTTGACCGCCTCCGCAAAGCGGTTCAAGAAACGTTCAGGCTCCTTGGTGTGTTGACTGAGTCGGGCTCCTGCCTTGCGTTCTCGCTCAGTGCTAAATTCAGTGGCGGCAGGCAGCGGCCCTCGTTCCCGGTTGTAAAGCTCAAAGAGTTCTCTAGGTTTGTGATTGGTGGATTTCCGAATTTCAGCCTTTGAGACAAGGGGAGGCTCAGCCGGGGCTTTTTCCGGCTGAGTCTTCTCTCCAAGACCAGAACCAAGACCAGAACCAAGACCTAGACCAAGACCTAGGGAGACCTTTGGCTCGCCATTGGTTAACCA